TTATGCTTTTTCTTCCTCTTTTTTTACGCTTGGGCGAAGTGTTTGGCATAGTGCTTCGGAAGCTTTCGCCTGTTCGGCGGCGAAGAATTCAGCGTATATATTTAATGTTGTTGAGGGCGTGCTATGACCGAGTGCACCGGCAACGGTGGCAACATCAGCACCGTTCATGATTAGCAATGAGGCATTCATATGCCGCAGCTGATGCGGTGTGAGGTGTGGCAATTTGTTTCTATTACAAAACTTCGTGAGCCATTTTCCCGGATAATCGGTGCGGATATAACCGCCGAACTCATTAGTTATAACCGCCCCTGTATTCTTCCACTGATCGCCGCACTTGAGCTTGTTTTTCATCTGGTTAAGCTGCTGCTTTTTTAGCAGGTCAATAATACCTGCATCAACCTTGAGCTTTCGACGTGACTGATTTGTTTTTGGTGTATCAGTGTAAATGCCACGCTCTTTTGTATAGAGCCGATCGCGGTTAATGGAAATGACGCTATTTTCAAAGTCAATATCCGACCATTCAAGCCCAAGAATTTCGCAAGTGCGGAATCCGCAGTACAAGGCGAGAGAGAAAAACAAATTCATGCAGACGTCCTCACCCTCAAGCAATGAAAGAAATGTTTGAAGTTCTTCAACGGAAACCGTGTTGATCTCTTTCTTTTTGAGCGGTTTGCACTCAAGACCAATACAAGGATTGTGTGAAATATATCCACGCTTCATAGCGTAATCAAAAACATTTGCGATATAGTTTTTATAATGCCGCTGAGTTTTCGGCGAAAGCGGCTTTCCTGTCCGCTCATTTAAATTATCGGTAACAAGAGAATCAAGGAACTTTTGAAGCATGGAAGTGGTTATCCGGTCAAGTCTGATGTGACCAAATTGCTTTAAAACCCTGTCTGAGCACTGCTTGAGCCTGTAAACGCTGCGGTGCTTCAAGCTTTCCTGCGCATCGACATGGCTGAAATACTCCTCCGAAGCATCTTTGAATTTCTTCGCCGAGCTTGCAAGTCCGCATTTGACATCTTCCTCGAAAAGAACCGCTTGTCGCTGTAACTCTTTTTGAACTTGCCTTTCACTCAGACCTTCGGGCGGCGTCCACGTCATTCGATGGCGCACTTGTTCGCCGAGATCGTTATAACCGAAAGAAACAGTTATTCGGTATGCTTTTCCTCTTTTTTCGATCGTTGCCATAAAATAAAGCAGCTCCTTTCAAAAATGCTTGCATTCGGCGAAAGAAACTGCTATAATAAACATAGTTAGTTCCTTTCACCGTGGTGGGTGTCGGTTCTGACTGTTCAATGCCGCAAGAGAGTAGGATCTCATGCGGTTGCCGTTCGGTGTTGGTAGCGCCGGGCGGCATTTTTATTTATATGGTCTGCAACTGAAATTTAGTTGCAATTATTTTACTTTCTCAAGTCTGATTGTTTTTGTTGTTCCGAGAGCGGAAGCCTGATATGAGATTTCCCCGTCCTCATATGTAAAGGTCTTTGTCGCGTCGCCGGAAGCAAGCAAAGCGTTGTCCGTTTTCTCTGTGTCATTTTTGGAATCCCAGGTGTACGGCTCGTCGGCTGTGGTCGGTGCATCGTAAGTTCCTGCCCAATAAAGCGAGTCGCTTTCATCTTCTTCGGAATGCCAATATATTTCAATTGTGCCATTTGCTATTTTAGCAATCTGATAACTGTCTTTATCGCCGTTCTTCTGCTTCCATTCGCCCGAAAGGTCAGCAGGGGCCTTTGTGGTTTTCGGGTTAGCCGAACCGGCAGACTGCGAATTGCCGCAGGCGGCAAGCGTGCCTATCATAATGATTGTCATGAGTATTGCTGTGATTTTCTTTAACATTTTGATTTCTCCTTATTTTTATTTATCACACTGCAAAAGCAGTTATGAACTTTATACTGTCTTATGCTTATTCAGAATCCCTGATCCATTCTGAAATAATGTCATAAAATACGCTTTCGGGGATAATTTTCAAATCGCTTCCACTAAGGATTAAAGCTTCGGCTTTCTTTTGCTTGTTACTTTTTCCGTCTTTTATGGCTTGACAATAATCATTGTTGCCAAGAACAAGATAGTCTGTTTTCTTTGTAATTGAATTTTGAGCAAAACCGCCTAAGTTAACAACCAGTTGTGCTGCATCTTTTCTGACCATCTTTTCAAGGGTACCGGTAAAAACAACATTTCTTTCAAAAAATGGATTGTCAACATCAATATAATTTGTGGTTGCGTGCAGGTCTTTAAAGTCGGCATATGACTTTTTCGAACCTTTTGTAAACTCATAAAGGGCACTTCCAACATCACCATAAGTATCAATAGCTGCAGCTTTCAATTTTTCAAGACAATAGATTGTTGCGGTACAATCGTAAGCGGATCGATGAGCTCCTTCTGTTTCAATATTAAAATATTTCACCAAATCTTCCAATCTATGATGTTTAAGCGCAGGAACAACTTTTCTTGATAATCTCATCGTATCAACGAAATCGTTTTTAAAATAACCGTTCATATGTTCTAAACAGTTATCGTAAACGAAGTTAATATCGAAATTTACATTGTGTCCGACTATAATCCAATCGGACAGAAAATCTATAAGAGACGGTAAAACATCTTTTATATGTGGAGCGTCCGCTACAAGCTCGTTTGTGATTCCTGTTAATTCAGAGATATACTCATCTATCTCGTTTTCGGGTTTAACCAATGTTTGAAAACGCTCAATTTCTTTGCTGTTATCAATTTTAATAGCACATATTTCGATGATCTCATCATATTGTGGGCTTAAACCTGTTGTTTCTAAATCTAAACACACATATTTTTCGGGAAACGCAATCAATGATCTGCCCTTTTCTTTTCTTTCAATTGAACACACAGTATTGTTTTCAAATCCTACAGAAACAGTAATCATAGCATTTAACCGCCCTTAGTTTAAACAAAATTTACATATGGATTTTTACATAACACCTTACTTAAAATAAAGTGAGGTGATTTTTTATGAATTATAAAGAGTATCAAAACGCGAGAGACTCTGTGTGGCAGTTGCTGATTGATTTAGGCATTTCGGAACTGCCGATCAACACCGTTAAAGTCTGCGCCGAGCTTGGAATCAAGCTGCATTACTACGAGCCGGACAATGAAAGTGACGGCATGAGCTGCTACATTAACGGCGTGCCTCATGTTTTTGTAAGCTCTGCTGTTTCGCCCGAACGTCGAAGATTTACTATTGCTCATGAGATCGGACATATCATTCTCGGTCACGTTGGGAAGTTCGAGCTTGTAAACCGTGAACCGTCACCGACCGATAATCCGATTGAGCGGGCGGCGAATGTTTTTGCAAGTCGCTTATTATCTCCGGCGTGTGTACTGTGGGGGTGCAATGTTCGGACTGCTGAGCAAATACAAGAGCTTTGCAAGATCAGCCGAACCGCCGCAGAATACAGAGAGAAAAGAATGAGTGAGCTTTACAAGCGCAATCGCTTTTTGACATCTCCGCTCGAGCAGAAAGTCTACTCACAATTCGATGCCTTTATAAAACGAAACAAATTTTAGCCGTCCTCAAGCGGAACTTCAGGTAAGTTCTCAAGTTCTTTGAGCTTGCTGTCCGTAACTACAAGTGGAGAGTTATCTCCGTTACGGGCAGCTTTTTCTATTATATAAAGCTTTTCCTCCGGCTCAATACCGAGAAGCTTATCAACCGACTTCTGCATATCCGGGTGTTCTCTGTATGCTGAAACAAGTTCTTTTTCATGTGGCGACAAAAGATATGCAGCTTCGCTATAGTCACAGTAATCTGAATAAAAGCGTTCTACGCTTACATTGAGCGCCTTGCAAATTTTCAGCAACACTTCAAAGTCAATCTTCATGTTATCTCTTTTTATGATGCTATATATTGTTTGGCAGCTCACACCAATCATTTTTGAAAGCTCGTTAGCATTTGTACCTTTTTCATCTAAGATATCTTGTAAAGTTTTACCAATCATAATATTACCTCCGCTTTACACAACAGAGCATATCACAATTTTTTGTGGCTGTCAATAAAAAATTATGAAAAATCATAAAAAACTATTGACAAATTATTCAATTGCATATATAATCACCTTGAAAGTTATGCAAACGCATAAAAGGAGGTAAGATAATGTATGAAAATTTAGAAGCTGAAATAGCTCGTGCGGGTATAACTAAGCGTGAAATTGCTGTATTTTTGGAAATACATGAAAACACGCTCGCTTACAAAATGGCGCGAGGTTCTTTTACGATTGAAGAAGCTTTTAAAATCAAGCATAAATTTTTTCCAAATTGCGAGCTTGAATATCTCTTCTATCGTAAAAAGACAGCATAATCATTTCCGCCATCGTACCGGGTGCAGGGAACAATATCAAAAAACTTAATAAAAACATGACTGAATAGTGTTCCAATCTTCCCGACTCCCTGCATCCGCTACGGTGGCGGAGAGCAAACCTATTCAACGCACTACAAACAGGAGGCATTTAAAATGTACGGACTTAATTTTAGCAATGTCTACGAACTTTGCAACAAACATCGGTGGTTTACACAGGGAACAAAGGAGCAGTACTGCAAAATGTTTCGCATGGTTGATGTAGAAGTACCGATTGAAGAGATTGCAGCCGTTATATGGCTTTGCTCCGACGTAAGCGAGTGGAGTAAGGAAGAAATTCTCACAGAGCTTCAAACAGTGGCAAAGAAGGATCTACAAAATTAACGGTAAACCGAGGATTCGCCCTATTTTACATTATAGCAAAGATGAAAATAATTCACATAATTAAACAGGAGGTGTTTTAATGGAAAAGCTTGTTCCCGTTCTGATCTTATGGATTGGTTTTATAACGGCCGTTGATGTTCTTAAATTGAGCGGAATTTATTGATCGTGACATACAAGATATAAAACAACATACAAAAAGAAAGGATGATAACCATGACACCAAGAATGCGAACCATTGACGAAGCCTACGGCGAAATCCTCAAAAGTGATCCCCGAACGTCAATCACAAAAACGGCTTTTCGCAGATTCGTCCGCACGGGACAAATTCCGAGCGTAAAGATCGGCAGAAAAACTTTTGTAAACCTTGAAGCAGTTGCAATGTTTTTCTCTTGCGGCATTGAACCATCAGAACCGACACCCACCACATCATCAGCAATGATACCCGAGAACAGCGAATTTGTTCTCAAACTCGTGAAAGGAGCTTAATTTCATGGAAACACTCAAACAAATATCAATCGAACTCATCGACCCGCACCCCGAAAATCCAAGAAAGAACCTTGGAGATCTCACCGAGCTTGCCGAAAGCATCAAAGCTAACGGCATTATGCAAAATCTGACTGTTGTTCCGAAAGACAGCGGACGTTATACAGCAGTTATCGGACATCGCCGACTTGCCGCTGCAAAGCTCGCAGGACTTGAAACCGTCCCGTGCGCTGTCGTTGATATGGATCGTAAAACGCAGCTGTCAACGATGCTGCTTGAAAACATGCAACGTTCGGAGCTGTCCTACATTGAGCAGGCGGACGGATTTCAGCTCATGCTTGACCTCGGAGAAACCGTTGAAAGTATTTCGGAAATGTCGGGATTTAGCAAGGATACCGTCAAGCACCGCCTTGAAATTGCAAAGCTTGATAAAGACAACATCTTAGACAGCGATCTGACACTCGAAGACTTCACATATCTTGAAAAAATTTCGGACGTTAATATCAGAAACAAGCTTATAAAAGGAAATAGGCACGGCTACATTAAATACGCTGTTGACCGAGAATTGCAGGACATTGAAAAGAAAAAGAAAAAGCGACAGTGGATTGATCATCTCAAAAGCAAAGGTATTCGCCCTATTCCGGAAGAAGAACTCCGAGATGCATGGAAAATATACAATAGCATCAAAAGCTTTAGTTATTCAGATGTAAAACCCGAAGAACTTGAATTGCCGGATGGAACGTCGCCAAACGAAACTTTCTATAAATTCGAGGCATGGGGCAATTGGATCTATTTTTACAAGAAAAAGCCCGAGACAGAGGTGGATGACGAAGCAGAAGCAAACAGGAAAAGAGCCGAGGAATTCAGAACCGCCAAAATCGCCGAACTTGATGAAATGTTTGACTGCTTTAATGAAAGAGTAAAAGCATTTGTGAATGAACTTTCCGAAGATAAAAAGACACTGCCGATTGTACTAAGGCTGTTTGTTGAAATACAAATGAGCGGCGGCTGCTATATCTCGGTGGAAGATACCGAGTTTTGCGAAGCTGCCGGAATTGATTGGGAAGAAGCTGATATAACCGATGAGGACATCATTGCCGGCAAGCTCAACCCGGAAATTCTTTACAACATCGACCGAAAACCTGCTGTGTTTCTTCTCAAAGCGATATTGTGTATGAAAAGCATTAAAACATATAAATCATACTCGGGAGAGTATGACGAAGATCTTTTCAGCTTGTGTGCTGTAAAAGCTCTTAAAAGTCTCGGATTTAAGCTTACCAAGGAAGAACAGCGGCTTATTGACGGAACACATGAAATATACGGAAGGACGTGTGAAAATGAATAACAATCTTATTTTAGAAGCCGAAGAATTATTTAAAAAATCTGCCCTCACAGCAGATAACGATCTTTTTGTTGAAGCAATTAACAAAATTTCAGCACAAATAGGCACCGCCATAAATCCTTTAACTCCGACGAACAGGCCGTTTATTGCAGCGGTCATGATGAGATATGTTGATTTCATCAAAAAAGATTTTGACACCGAAGAAATGGAAGTATTTTATGAAATGCTTAGATGTCTTGGAAACACAGGTGCCGAACATATCATTACAATGCCCATGCCGAATAAAGGAGAGAAATAATATGAACACACTTACCTTGCTTTATATATTTTGCTTTGTAATTGCGATTTTTTTGACGATTGCACTTTTCGTTTTGAACGACAGTTGCAAAAAAGCTGAAGAGCTTAACACTGTCATCCTTAAAGAGTATCAAAAGCTTGCTGATGACCACAATAAGCTGATTGAGAATTACCGAAAGCTTGCCGAGGAAAACAAAGATCTCAAAGCTCGCTTACTGTACGATAGGACGAAGGACGATGCAAACTTACTTTAAGTTTCCTCCGGACAGGTACGGCCGGACGCTCAACATGTGCGATCACACGATGCAGCTTGAGCGTGATGCGTATTGCAAGAAAATCGGCGAACCTTCACATTTTCCGCTTTCGGATATTCAACACATCGAATTCGAAATTTATATGTCAAAAAAATACAGAAAAGAATTCGCTGAATATCTCAAAAAAATCGGCGGACTTGAAATCGGACTTAAAACAATCGAAGCACAATGCAAAGTATCATTTTTACTTAATTATTACTTGGAGTGTAAAAGGCAAAATGAAAGAAAAACAGCTCTTCCCGTGCGACACGATGCGTCTCGCTCGAATGATGTTGCGTGAAGACGACGAAGATTTACTATATGTCATACAGTCGGAGTATAACAAGAAAACTAAAATGTTTGAAAATGAGCTGATCGTTTCGGTCGGCTCACCGACTGCCGAGCTTGAAGCCTGGAACGCCTATATCGGTGCACTTGATACGGCCGTCAACAAGATTCTCCGTGAGCGTCCGGAGCTTAAAGCACATTTTGCCGAGCTTGCTGAGCGGATAGAGTTTTCTGATTCGGCGGCGAGCATTGAATCGAATCTTCAAGAAGAATTGATAGGATTTACGAATTACAAAAGTAAATTCTATGGATTTTGGAGGTAATGTTATGACTCGAAAAATCATAGTCCATAAGCTTAAAAGGCTTTTTGAAAAGCTTTTCGGCATTCATTCGCCGTCTCGTATATTCTCTGGTCCGCCAGAAGATATTGACGCCATTCCGGAAATGGCTCCCTGCCCACAATGCGGAGAGGTACCGATAATATCATATGCTTGCGGCGAGTATTTTATTTTCAGTATTTCTGATTCAGCAGGTGCTTGCTTCTGTAGCCGCTTTGCAGAAATGCACGCATCAAAGAAATCGGAAGTTAAGGCGTGGAATAAGGCGGTGAGTAATTATGAGGAATCTAAAAGAAATGATTGTTGAAAACTGTAAGCTCTACTATCAGTTAGAGGAAAGAAATCGGATTCCTAACGATCGTGCCCGGCCTCTTCCGAATAATGCAACTTACGGAGTCAGAACCGGCAGCAAAAAGACAACCGGCGCAACGATTTCTATGCGGTCTGAAATCCCGCTTAAGTTTAATGAGTGGCGCTTAATTCGAGACGTCTTCTTAACTAAGCTTGAAAAACGACGCCAATTTAGCGAACAGTGCCGCCGGGATCTGTACAGATGGTTTCGGGAGAATGAACCATTCATCAACGATCTTGCAAAAGATATAGCCGCAGCAGGTCGAACAAAATTCAAAATCTTTAGAAGGTGAAAATATGGTTTACGTTCAAACCACAAAAGACGTCTCTTGCACTATTGAGGGTGACCGAATTGAATTAAACAAAGAACTCGAATGCTACATCGTCCACCACGGCAGCGAAATAATCGGGGCTTTTGATGTAGGTTCCATACAATTTATATATAAGACACAACGAAAAACAGGTGACAAGCAAAAATGACATACGATGATTTTTTAAATAACAAAGTCTGCATTGCGGAGGACAGCGGCTTTGACGTTGCAGACGATGAAATAAATCCAAATTTAAAACCGCACCAGAGAGAAGCGGTAAAATGGGCTTGCAAAGGCGGTAGACGTGCATTGTTCGAGTCTTTCGGTCTCGGAAAGACGGTACAGGAACTTGAATTCTGCCGCTTGGTATTGAAACATGAAGGCGGTCGTGCGCTGCTTGTTTTGCCACTCGGCGTTAGGCAGGAGTTCACACATGACGCCGTGAATTTACTCGGTATTAATCCGCCGAAGTATGTCCGAACAATGGACGAGATCGAAAGCTGTACCGATGCAATGTGCATGACAAATTATGAACGTGTCCGTGACGGTGACATTGATCCGAAATATTTCTCATGCGTATGCCTTGATGAGGCGTCGGTTTTGCGCTCGTTCGGTTCTAAAACATATCAGATGTTTTTACCGAAATTCAAGGGTATTAAGTATAAGCTTGTCGCAACAGCAACGCCCGATCCAAACAAATATAAAGAGATTATACATTATGCCGGTTATCTTGAGGTTATGGACACGGGACAGGCTCTAACAAGATTTTTCAAGCGTGACAGCACGAAAGCCAATAACCTTACGCTCTATCCGCACAAGGAACAGGAGTTTTGGTTGTGGGTGTCGTCGTGGGCGCTGTTCCTTAATTCGCCGGCTGATCTCGGATTTGATTCAACAGGATATGATTTGCCGCAGATGGATATACGGTATCACAAACTGACATCAGAGATCAGATATCAGACAGATCGCAGAAACGGTCAAGTGGAATTTGAACTTGATGCGGCACAGGGGCTTACACAGGCGGCGAGAGAAAAACAGGACAGCCTCGAAGCCCGTATAGCTTGCATGAAAGAAATTGTTGACAGCGCACCGAACGACCATTTTATTTTATGGCACGACCTTGAAAGTGAGCGGAAAGCGATTAAAAAAGCTCTGCCGGAAGCCGTTGAGGTTTACGGTTCACAAGATCTCGATATCAGAGAGAAAAACACAATTGACTTTTCTGAGGGCAAAATCAGACTTCTTGCAACAAAAAAGATAATCAGCGGTTCGGGCTGCAATTTTCAGAAGCATTGCCACAGGGCAATATTTGTCGGTATAGATTACAAATTCAATGATTTTATCCAGGCGATACATAGAATTTACCGTTTCTTGCAGACGGAGAAGGTCATTATCGACATTATCTACACCGCAAATGAGCAAAGCATACTCGACGAGCTGCTTGCAAAGTGGGACAGATTTAATCATCAATCTCGGCAGATGTCTGAGCTTGTCCGTAAAAACGGAATAAGCCATAAAGTTATTATGGAGAAAATGAGAAGGTCAAAAGGAGTGAAAAGAGTAGAAGTCAAGGGCGAAAGATTTACGGCGGTCAATAATGATTGTGTTGAAGAAACGAAGTCAATGCCGGAGAACTCGGTTGATTTGATCCTCAGCTCAATCCCGTTTTCAAACCACTATGAATACACACCGAGCTATAACGATTTCGGACACAATTCCGATAACGATAAATTCTTCGAGCAGATGGATTTCCTTACGCCGGAGCTTCTCAGGATTTTAAAGCCCGGAAGAATTGCGGCGATCCATGTCAAAGACAGAATTCTTTTCGGCAACGCAACCGGCGACGGGATGCCTACGGTTGATCCTTTTAGTGATATGACGGTCATGCACTTTACAAAACACGGCTTCCGCTATATGGGCAGAATCGTTGTGTTGACCGATGTCGTCAGAGAGAATAATCAGACTTACCGTCTCGGCTGGACTGAGCAATGCAAAGACGGCACCAAGATGGGCATCGGCTGTCCCGAATATGTTTTGTTATTCCGAAAGCTGCCGACGGACACCACAAGAGCCTACGCGGATATACCTGTCACGAAAGATAAGACCGACTATACCCGTGCACAATGGCAGCTTGACGCACACGCTTTTTACCGCTCGAGTGGAGATCGTTTGTTGACAAAGGAAGAAATCAAAAAAATGAGCGTTAAGGATATCCAAAAGGCATATAAGAAACAGTCAATATCCAATGTCTATGATTTTAAACAGCACGTTACAATGACTGAAGCTCTCGACGAGGACGGCAAGCTCCCGGCAACATTTATGATGATGCCGCCTGCGTCGTGGTCGGATCAGATATGGGACGACATCAACCGTATGCGAACACTCAATACAACTCAGAGTCAACGTTGTAAGAATTTGCACGTCTGTCCGCTTCAGCTGGATATCGTTGAAAGAATAATCAACAGATATTCCAATGAGGGCGACCTTGTTCTTGACCCGTTCGGCGGACTTATGACGGTACCGTACACGGCCGTAAAGATGAACCGCCGAGGATACGGAATTGAACTTAACGCTGATTATTTCCGTGACGGCGTCGGATATCTCGAAAGCGCCGAAGAACAGTACGACACACCGACTTTATTTGACTTTATAGGCGAGGGAGCGTGAAGAAAAATGACCTGCTGCGATATGTGCGGTAAAGAAATAAAGAGTATTTTGGATCAGCGAAATGTTGAGATAGGCAATAATATCATGGTCTTTGCAAGAAAAAGAACTTTGTGCCGAAAATGTTCGCGGAAACTAAAACGATTTATTAAATTTGAGGCTGCGAGAAAGGGAGGCGAAGGAACAAATGCTAAAGACTAAGATTTATATCGCCGGAAAGATTACCGGTGATCCGAATTATAAAGAAAAATTTGCAAACATGGAATCAGAACTGCTGAAAATACCGGGAACAACCGTGATTAACCCTGCAGCCCTTCCGACAGGATTGGAACCGGCTGATTACGCAAGGATTTGTTTTTCCATGATTAACTCATCGGATATAGCCGTTTTTGCTCCGGATTATAAAGAAAGCTCAGGAGCATTACTCGAGATGCAATATTGTAAATACGTAGGAAAGAAAGCTTGGAGCTTTGAAGAATATATACAAAACCATGCTTTGCAAATATCACAGCTCCCATCATCCGCAAAGATCGTCAAAGAACATATTGATGATCTCGTAGCTGACATAGCTGCGGCAAATCGAAATAATTTTAAAATCTTTAAAAACGGGAGGTGAACTAAATGATAGTAACGTGTCCCAAATGCGGACAGGCTCTGATGAACGAGGACAATCGAACTTTGACTGATACCGAAGCTGCCGAGCTTGCGTTACAAACCTGCAACTGCCCAGCCGCCTGCGCTTGGCGAAGTAAGGAAAGGCAGATTGACGAAGCTTGTTTTAACATCGAGTCGCTTTGCGTTGCGAATGCACGTAAACTCGGAATGACAGAGATTGAGAACGATGAAATAATCGACATTCTCAAGAAAACAGCTCGCTTGATTGCTGACGCTAAGATTTTTGACCTGACTGTTACGACCGTCGGTCATGGCAAAGTTAAAATCAGTAAATCCGGCAAAGGCTCAATTTGCGTTAAACGCACTGTCGGTCATACGGAAGAATTGAAAGCAAATGAAAAATATTAAGGAGAGTATTATTTATGAAAAAGTACTTTAAAAAATGTATCGCTGTGATTTTAGCGATCGTACTTATTGGCGGCTTGTTATCCGGTTGTTCGGCGTATACCGAAGCGGACCGTGTGAATCACAATCTGAGTAAGCAGTCAAACTATTTCGATTGTGAACGCAGGGTTACGGTTTACAATGCCCGAACTGATAAGATCATCCTTTATATCGAAGGATATATCGATATTTCAAACAATACAACTAATGAGCTTGTTGTTACCGCCAAAACCTCAAAAGATACATATAAAAAGAACTATGTCTATCTTAATGACTACACCTTGTATGTGGTTGAAGACATAGGCGGTACACATACAGATCCTTATCATTACAAGGTTTATTTCGATACAAACGTTATTCCGAGTGTTGAAGTTAAGTAAGGAGGCATTACAATGGGCATCACAGAAATTTTGACACTTATTTTTGTTGTCTTGAAAGCGTTTAAGGTTATTGACTTTACATGGGTTCAATGCTTTATTCCTGAGATGATTGCAGGTGCTTTCTATTTTATAATGTTGATTCTTTATATAGTAAAAAGCCATCGCATTAAGAAAACGATTGAAAAAGAGTTTAATAATTTTGACCATATCTAACTCAACAAACTTAATACACGGGGTTCGGTTCCGCCGAGCCCCTCGGTACTAAAGATGACGGACTAAAAAGTCCGTAACGGGAAAGTATGGTGTATTAAGTTATCAACAAAACGAAAGGAGGAAAACACGTGCGAAAACTTAACCGAGAGAGCATCCATAAATCAGGTGATTATATGGAGGTTGATATTTTTCCCGTTCGGAAGCCAACAGGCAGACGTTCGGCAAAAGCAAAGCCGACAAGAGCTGTTCAGCAAAAGCTCAACGAACGGAATGCGACTCGGAAGTTTACTTGGTTGCTTCAGGAAAACTTCGGGCCGAAGGATTATCTTTGCGAGCTTTCATATCCGTCGGACTTTCCGTATGATAAGGCTCTCGACGGCAGAGAGTTCGCGTGTTTCCTCCGAAACGTCAAAAACGCTTATAAAAAAGCAAACATTGATTTTCGAAGCATGTATATACCCGAGCTCGGAGAGAAAAACGGCCGACCGCACTATCACCTTGTCTGTTCGGGCGAGCTTGGTGCAAAGATTCTCAGAGAAAAATGGAACAAGCGGTTTACTAAAGATCCAAAAGTGAGCTATATTCACACGTCGCATCTTATTTTCACAAAAACAGGTCTTGCCGGAGCTGCTTTTTACTTGTCGAAAGATCCGAGGCTTTGCTACCGCTCGTATGTTTGCTCGAAAAATCTGAAACAGCCGCCTAAAAGTCAGCGTGACGGACGCATCAGCGGTCGAAAGCTCCAAGAGCTAAGAAATGACATATACAATGCCGAGCTTTTTGAAAAATTATATCCGGGATACGTGTTTGTTGATGCTGATCCTCGTCTCGATATGTACGACATCAACGAATACGGCGAAGCGGAAAAGATAGATTTCCCGTACATAACGATCCGGCTTTACAAGAAAGACAGTAAATATATCTTACGCAACAGAGAATACGCATAAGGAGTGAGCCGATGAGAAATAATTTTCAAGGTCAAATACCGGTCCCGACGGAAGCTCAGGAGCAGGAAGCGCTGTTCCGATGGGCTGATTTTGCCGTGGGGAAATATCCCGAAATCAAGTTCTTATATCATATCCCGAACGAGGGCAAACGCAGTGTTTATAACGGTGCCGCTATGCGTCGTCAAGGGCTGAAAAAGGGCGTACCAGATCTCTGCTTGCCCGTGCCCTCAGGGAAATATCACGCACTTTACATAGAGATGAAGCGAAAAGGCGAAAAGCCGAGCTTGCAACAGCTCAATTGGCTTGATAATCTTAACCTCTTCGGCAACCGTGCCGTTTGGTGTCAAGGCTGGGAAGCGGCGGCAAAAGAAATTGAAAGATATTTGAGGGGTGAATAATAATGCCGAGAGAATATTCGCAAGCGCTTGCCGATTACGCTATTTCAAGAGAACGTTATCTTGAACTGAAACACAAGTGTTATCAATACCCGGAGTGGATACGGGATCGCAACGATAGTTACGAGTTGTCGGCTGGCAGCTTTGACGGAATGCCTAAGGGCAGTTTCGGCGCAACATCCGTTGTTGAGCGAAAAGCGGACAAAGCAATGAAATCCACCGAGCTTGTAGATCTTGTGGAGCATTGCTTACACGATGCCGCCGGTGGAGATATGAACGTTATCCCTGAGCTCCGAAAAAACATCTGCTATGGTGTGCCGTATATCGCGCTCTCTATTCCGTGCGATAAGAATAAATTTACGAAATATCGCCATAAATTTTATTACATTCTTGATAAAAAAGTCTAACTCGTGGAGATGAGGAACAAGAAAACTGCTAAGATAAATATAACGAAAATAAACAAAAGCCGTGTTGAGCCGGATTGCACCTGCTCGATGCGGCTTCTTTGAGAGTGAGAGTATGAAAACACTTGCCGAGCTTGCAGAGGATTATAAGTCACAAGCCGATCACATTAAATCTCAGATCGAAGCTATCCCGGAACTCACAGATGATTATTATCTCAAGCATAAGCGTGCTGTGCTCTGGGATATGTGGCGTGAGGCTATGGAGAATTATTACAAACTAAAGAACTACTACATCAAATGACGCAGAAAGAATTTTACAAATCAATGCCGTGGCTGAGAGCTCGTCAAGCATTTATTAGCTCTCGGATACTGATCGACGGAGGTATGTGTCAGGTCTGTGGCGAACGTCCCGGGAAGATTGTCCACCATACTGTATGGCTTAACGACGTTAACTGCAACGATCCAGATATAGCACTCAATCCTGAGCTTCTCCGGTATGAGTGTCAGCTCTGTCATAATAAGGAAGTCGATCCGAAAAAAATCAATAATGACACAGGCCGAGCTCGTTACTTGCCTGATGGAACAGTCGTTAAGCGAGGAAATTATTAAACCTCCCCCCTAAAAGTAAAATTACAGCAAGGCGATTTGACCGAACGCCCCTCTTCAATTTTACCCTGCGGGTCGCGTATGCGTGGTGTAGAGGGGGTGTGGTGGTGTAGTTATGAGGTGATTATTTGAGCGAAAAAGAAACAGAAGAAACGAAGTTAGAGAAGATCCAAAAAGAACAGAAAAAAATCAAGAAAATTTTTAAAGATCTCGACGAAAACAAGAAAAGACTTGTAAATCCCCTCATTGAAAAAGCTGCATTTATGTCTGTGACACTTGACGAGCTGCAAGCGACAATTAATGACGAAGGCTGCGTTTCCGAGTATAAAAACGGTGAAAATCAATACGGCACAAAGAAAAGCCCCGAGGTTGAAATCTATCTCAATATGTCAAAAAATTACGCTGTGATTATCAAACAGCTCACCGAGCTTGTTCCTCCGTCGAAGCGCAAAAACTCAAAACTTGAGAAGCTGAAAAAGGAAAAATGATACGCAACTATATCACCGAATATAACGAGGCGATCTTATCCCGCAAAGTACGAGTTGGTAAGTGGATCAAGAAGATTTACTCGTTAATTTGTCAAAAAATTGAGTCAAAAGAATACTTTTTTGATGCAAAGAAAGCCGAAAAAGCTATTGAATATATTGAAAATTTCTGCCATCACAGCAAAGGCAGAAACGACCTTATCACGCTTGAATTGTGGCAGAAAGCGGCCGTCAGTGCAATGTTCGGCATTGTTGACGAAAACGGCACACGTATCTTTCGTGAGGTGTTTATCGTCATTGCAAGAAAAAACGGTAAATCGCTTTTTGCCTCGGCAATAATCAGCTATATGGCGTATATTGAGGACGAATACGGACAGGAAATCTATTGCCTTGCGCCGAAGCTCGAACAAGCCAATCTCGTTTATGACGGCTTTTATCAGATGATCCAGCTTGAGCCGGAGCTCGCCGAGCTTGCAAGGAAACGACGAAGCGACATTTACATTTCCGAAAGCAACACGGTAATAAAACCGATTGCCTTTAACGCTAAAAAAAGCGACGGCTTTAACCCTCAGCTCGTTGTCTGTGACGAGCTTGCCGCTTGGCAGGGCGATGCCGGATTAAAGCAATATGAGGTTATGAAATCCGCCCTTGGAAGCAGAACACAACCGATGATTCTCTCTATTTCAACTGCCGGATATGTTAATGACAGTATATATGACGAGCTGATGAAGCGTTCAACCGCATTTCTTCTCGGGAACAGCAACGAAAAGAGACTCCTTCCCCTGCTCTACATTATCGACGATGTTGAAAAGTGGAATGATCTTGAAGAGTTGAAGAAAAGCAATCCGAACCTTGGAGTCAGCGTCTCGGAGGATTTCTACCTCGAAGAAATAGCCATTGCAGAGCAATCGCTTAGTAAAAAGACTGAATTCTTAACGAAATATTGCAACATAAAGCAGAACAGCTCTGTTGCGTGGCTTCCATATGAAGTTATCGACGCTTTGACGGGTGAAAAGCTGGATCTGAACGACTTCAGAGAATGTTATTGCGTCGGCGGAATCGACCTTTCTCAAACAACAGACTTAACGGCTTGCTGCATCATCATTGAAAAAGACGGTAGACTGTATGTTTTTGCACAATTTTTTATGCCGAGAAACAAGATCGATGAGCTTCAAGAGCGCGAAGGTGTTCCGTATAGAATCTATGAAAAGCAGGGTTTAATCAAGCTCTCAGGCGATAATTACGTCGATTATAACGATTGTTTTAAGTGGTTTGTAAGGCTTGTCGAAGAATATCACATTTACCCACTGCAGATAGGCTACGACCGCTATTCTGCGCAGTACCTCATTCAGCAGATGAAAGCTTACGGCTTCCACATGGACGACGTTTATCAAGGTGAAAACCTTACACCGGTTATCTATGAGGCCGAGGGCTTGATGCGTGACGGTAAACTGCGAATTGGCGACAATAACCTGCTTAAAGCGCATCTGTTAAACACAGCTCTAAAAGTAAATTCGGAAAGTCGCAGAGTTCGCATTATTAAAATTGAACAGCGCTGTCACATTGACGGCTGCGCGGCTTTACTTGACACATTAACTGTCCGGCAAAAGTGGTTTGAAGTCATTGGAGAACAGCTCAAAAATGCGGCATAAAGGAGTTTCCAAATGGGATTATTTGAAAAAATATTTAAAACTAAAAATCAAAAAGCAAATGTAAATGGATATTTTAAAATGCTTGACGGATATACACCCGTCTACACGACCTATGACGGCGGTGTCTACGAAATGGAGTTAACTCGAGCTTGCATCCATACATTTGCAAATCACGTCTCAAAGCTGTCGCCGGATGTTACGGGCGCGGATCTTGGAAGAATAAAAACTCTGCTCAACAATAAGCCTAACCCGTGGATGACGTCGGCGCAGTTTTTGTATAAGGTAGCGACGATTTATGAGACGCAAAACACCTGTTTCATTGTTCCGATTCTTAACGAGCTCGACGAAATATCCGGATATTATCCGGTAAATCCGAGGCTTGTTGAGTTTGTCAATGTTGCCGGCAGTCCGGAACTGTGGGTTAAGTTTACTTTTAGCAACGGTCAAAAAGCGGCGGTTGAGCTACCTCAAGTCGGAATTATCAACAAGTTTCTCTATCGTTCGGACTTAAGGGGAGAAAGCAACTCAGTTCTTGACCCGACGATGAAGCTACTCGATATGCAAAATCAAGGCATTCGGGAGGGAATCAAAAACAATTCAAGTTTCCGCTTCACCGCCCAGTATACTAATTATCTAAATTCCAAAGACTTAAAAGCGGAGCGTGAAAAATTTTCAAAGGAAAATTTCTCCGGCAGTTCCGGCGGAATGCTGCTTTTTCCGAACACGTATACCAACATTAAGCAAGTCGACAGCCAGCCGAGAGTCGTTGATACCCAGCAGATGAAAGCTATACAAGATCGTGTGTACACTTATTTCGGCACAAACGATGAAATTTTGCAAAACAAGGCTGTCGGCGATCAGTGGTCGGCATACTACGAGGGAAAAATTGAGCCTTTTGCAATCCAGCTCAGCCAAGCAATGACGGCAATGACATACAGCAATTTGCAGATTTCTCGCAGTAATGCGATTATGTGGAGCTCTAATCGCCTCCAGTATATGACAAATGCCGAAAAGTCAGCAATGATCCAGACGCTGTTTGATCGCGGCTTGCTCAGCACCAATATGGGAATGGATATCCTTAACCTGCCGCACGTTGAAAACGGCGACAAGTTTTATATTCGCCGTGATTATGTCGAGCTTGGTGCCCTCCCGGCTGATACGGTTACAACGGATAACAACAAAAAAGGAGAGATAAACAATGACCCCGAATCATAAAACAAAATTTAAAAATAATTGTCAAACAAGGTATATGCCGATATTCGGCGCCGGTTCCGGTCAGAAGCTCATTGACACCAACTACTACATAGAGGGCTATGCGGCACGCTATGAGCCTTATGTCCTCTTTAATGACGGCGAAAATGATTATTACGAGCAATTTGACAGGAGTTGTTTTGCAAATTGCGATATAACAGACGTTATATATCTTTATGATCACGCAGGGAAAGTCCTTGCAAGGATAAGCAATAAAACTCTTATTGTCGAGCCGAGAGACGAAGGCTTGTTTTTTGCCGCAGATCTCGGAAAAACCGAAGCCGCCCGAACTCTCTACGATGAGATTTGTGCAGGTATGATTACCAAAATGTCGTGGAGATTTGCGGTTGGAGATTATGATTATGATCCAAAGACGAGGACATTTACACACCGAACTGTCAAAAAAATCTACGATGTGTCCGCCGTGAGCATTCCGGCGAACAACGATACTGAAATCAATGCTCGTTCTTGGGCTGACGGAGTGATCAGTCTGAAAGCACGGAGAGATGCAGAGCTTGAGAATAAACGAAAAAAACTTGAAATCAAATTAAAAATTGGAGGATCTTTATGAAGAACAAAAGACTCAAAGAAATTGAAGAAAGACTCGCCGAGATCAAGGGTATAGTTGATTCCGACGAGAACGTTGAGAACATCGACGCTCTCAACACAGAGGCTGACCAGCTTTTAGCCGAAAGGAATAAAATCCTTGAAAATATCCAGAATTACCAGCAACTCCGTCAGAAAATCGCTGACGGCTCCATCGGTACATCTGTCGATATCGGCGGTAATACCGACGCTGAGAATTTCGAGGAGAGGGCGAAAAAGTTTGCATCGACAAAAAGGACAAGCATCGCTACAACTCAGCTCAGAGCGGCGCTTGTGAGCTCCGGTAAGTTGGCAACGCCTACGGCAGTCAGCGGAATCAATGATACCGTCGGCGCAAAGCACAGTTCAATTATCGATCTTGTAAAGATTGTTGATTGCGGCGGTATGGGATCAAACAAGGTTGCTTACATCGACACAGACGCCGATGCAGCGGCAGAACATACAGAGGGTTCAGCGGCAACCGCTAAGGAAGCAACATTCGGCTATGTCGAAATCACGCCGAAAACGCTCGCTACATATGCTCAGATTTCGGAGCAGGCAAAGAACCAGACGCCGCTCCAGTATGAGGCTAAGGTTCAGGAGCAGGCTCTTATTTCGCTCCGCAAGGCGGCCGTTAAACTTGTTATCTCCAAGCTCAAGGCATCAGCCCTCAACAAAACCGTCGACGCATCTGTTTCTTCTGCGAAAAAGGGCATCCTTGACGAAAACACCCTTACTGACTTTCTCCTTGAATACGGCGGAGATGAAAGCGTTGTCGGAGAAGCAGTGCTTTTCCTCAACAAAAAGGATCTTCGCGCCATCGGCAAAATCAGAGGAACGCAGGACAAAAAGAAAGTCTATGAGATTGTACCTGACGGATCAAACCCGAATGTCGGCATCATAAAAGACGGCGGCCTTTCGGTCAAATATTGCATTTGCTCCGAGCTTGCAGCTTGCGTTGATACCGTACAGGGTTCGGCGGCTATTCCGACAATGTTCTACGGAAATCCGCAGTGCCTTGAGCTTGATCTCTTTACCGACTACCAGGTTAAGGTTTCTGAGGAATTTGCATTTACGTCGCTTATGGATACAATTCTCGGATCTGTCAGCCTCGGCGCCGATGTCGTTGCAAAGAACGGCTTTGTCTCACTGACAATTCCGGCTTCAGCTTGATCGGAGGCTTACGATGGCAAGCCCTACTATTATCCAAAAAATCAAAACGGACCTGAGAATAAGGCACACCGAGCTTGATGAGGATATATCCGATAACATTGACTCTTGTGTTGCTGACTTATCCTTATGCGGCGTTAGTGTTGATGATGATCGCGTACTTGACCGCAACATAGTTAATGCAGTTAAATTGTGGTGCAGATCAAGATACACTCACGACATCGAGGAGGCTAAACTCTACGAGCAGCGGTACAACTCCGTTAAATCAACGTTAATGTCCTCCAAGGGTTATAGGAGGGCTGACAATGATACAGATGAATAATGTCGTTACGCTCATCTGTGGAAAAACCGTAAAAGATGCTGAGGGTTATCCGACCCTCAGCATTATTTCCGAATCAGAGGTTTTTGCGGATGTATCATCTGTTAAACGTCAGCAAAAAGACTCTGCATATCGTCGAGGATACAACGCAACGCTCACGGTAAGGATTCAAAAATCCGAGTATCAGGGCGAGCAATTCTTAAGATTTAAAAGCAAATGCTTTGAGATCAAAGAATCGTACAGCTTGAATGAAGATGCAATTGAACTTACGTGCTCGGATATGAGGTGCATAAATGGCGGATTTTCAGCTTGATTTTGACGATAGCATTTTTAAGGGATTAGATAAGCTCTCGGACACCGAGAAGATCTCGGCAAAAATGTTGCAAGAGGCAAGTCCGATTGTTGTCGAGTCGATGAAAAGTGAATTGAAGTTACACAAGCAAACATCCGAGCTTGTTAACTCCGTAAAGCCCACAAAACCAAGGCGGAACAAAAACGGCGACAATGTCGTTATAGTCCGTCCGACCGGTAAGAGTATGACAATGATTGCCGAAAGCGGTAAAATCTACGTCCGCAAAAAGCCTGTTCGCAATATGGAAAAGCTCGCCTCGCTTGAGTTTGGTAATTCTCACGGTCAAAAGCCTACATCGGTTATCGAAAAGGTTATTAAAAGCACCGAAAACGCCGTACTCGACAAAATGACGGAGGTTTACAACAAGGAGGTCGAACTATGACGCTCATTCAAAAACTGGACGAGACACTCTCAGAATTAAATATAACGTTTTACCCGGGCTATTATCAAGGCAGCGGCGAAGATTACGGCATATATGAGGGCATCGTCGAAAGTACGGAGCTTTCAGCAGACAATGAGCCGCAAATAACTGTATATCAATGCAACGTACATTTATTTGTTAAAAGTGCACAGTCACGGAAAAAAAAAGAATTATTAAGGCTGCTCAGAGCCGGCGACTTTTCCGTCGGAGATGTCTACGAGCAGTTTGAAGCAGAAACAAATTACACTCACTATATCGCCGAGGTTTCGATCCTCGGCGATAATTTTGAAACGGAGGATTAAAAAATGGCAAGTTATAAAGGTTGCAATCCTTTATTTGCAAAATGCAAGACAAACGAGTTTACAGACTCAAAGAACGTCAGCGTTACCCCCAAGCAAATCGGCAAGCTGATAGACATTACCATAAAACCAAACTACAAAGAGGCCACTCTCTATGCGGATGACGACATTGCGGAACAGATCAAAGAGTTTGATTCTGCTGACATAACGCTCGGCGTAGACGAAATGGATCTTGATGCCTTTACCGAGATGTTCGGGCATACATCTCAAAACGTCAAAGATCTTGCAGACGGAAAAATAATCACCGAAAAGGGAGACACACCCGCCAATTTCGGTACACACGGCCATATCTATGCTATCTCAAAAAACAATGTCACAACATTTGTTGCTTGTATGCTCCACAGGGTCAAGTTTGAACAGCCCGAGGAAAAGGTAACAACAAAGGGTGAAACAATCACATTTAACACACCGTCCATCACCGGCAAAGCCTACAAAGATGAGGACGGCTGCTGGAGAACAAGAGTGTTTAACATTAAAACTCTCGAAAAAGCCAAGGAAATCCTTAACAAACTTATCACAAGAGCGGAAAGCACCTTGATCGCCACGTCGTCGACTAATGGCGACACGATAATTAACGCCGAGAATCAGGGAGGTTAAAAAATGAATGCACATCTTGTTGAGTCTGAGCTCCAGACCACAAAGCTCGAATTTAACGGAAAAATCTACGAGGTCGAAGCCTCCTTGTCAGTGCTCAGAAAAGTCCAAAATCTTGACGAAAATACGGATGAATTTGATTCCGTCCAGAAGATAATTGCGTGGCTGGTTAATGATGCTATCGCACGTGACAATCTCCTTAACGGCACTCACGACAAACCCATCCCTCTTGAGTATTTCGATCTACTCATCGGTCGTAGCAATTTGAGCTATTATGAAGAGGTTGTTAACAATGTCATGAATAGCGGAAGTGTTGAAGGAACACCCGAGCTTGACGATGACGGAAACGAAACGGTTGTCACCGATGAAATGATCGAAGAATTTGGCGAGCCGACAAAAAACGCAAAAACCGAGTAAGCATTACACGATTATTTTTTATCGGAAAGTGCGTACTCGGTTTTTCTGCGTCAGAAACGTGGCATATGACGCCTGAACAAATTTTAGCACTATACAGCGAGTATATAGATTACAACTCGGGAGGTGAAAACAACGTCCAAAGTTAAAACAATAGGTGCAACCATCAAGCTCGGCGGTGAAAAGGAATATCGGAAAGCGATTTCCAGTATCAACGACTCAATGAAAGTCTTGCGATCTGAAATGAGAAAGAGCTCTGCGGAATTTGGCGATAACGCTAAAAGCCTTAAATCTCTGACTACTCAAAAAAAGCAGCTTAAGGAGCAGATCGAGCAGCAGACAGTTAAGGTCAGAACACTACGAGGTGCCGTCGAAAGCGCTACCCAAAAATACGGAGAAAATTCCAAAGAGGTCAAAAAGTGGAAAACATCTCTCAACGATGCGGAAGCCGAGCTTGCTAAAATGAATAACAGGCTTGGGGATTTAAAAAGTCAAACCTCTGGCACAAAGAAGCTGGAAATTGCATTTAAAGACATAAAATCCCGAATTTCCGAAGCAACTGAAAATATGCCGCCGACCGTTAAAGGCTTGAAAAAAATCGCCGAGGCAGGCGTCAAGGTGTCTAAGCTGACATTTAAAGCTGCGGCTGCCAGTATGGCAGCTTTCGGCGCTGCCGCCGTTGCTGCCGGTAAAGGTCTTGCAAAGGTTGTAAAGGCCTCTCTCGAAAATTTCGGAGACTATGAGCAGTTGACCGGAGGCGTGGAAACGCTTTTCAAAAAGTCCTCCGACGAAGTGAAAAAATATGCTAACAACGCCTATAAGACATCAGGACTCACGGCTAATGAGTATATGGAAACTGTAACAAGTTTCTCGGCAAGCTTGCTCCAGAGCCTCAACGGCGATACAGCGAAAGCGGCCAAAGTTGCGGATATGGCAATAACGGATATGTCTGACAATGCCAATAAAATGGGCACCGATATGGCATCTATCCAAAACGCCTATCAAGGCTTTGCAAAGCAAAACTACACAATGCTTGACAATCTCAAGCTCGGTTACGGCGGCACACAGAAAGAGATGGAGCGTCTGCTTTCCGACGCCTCAAAAATTTCCGGGCAGAAATATGATATTTCAAGCCTTAACGACGTATATCAAGCTATCCACGTTATCCAGACGAACCTCGGCATTACGGGTACAACCGCCAAGGAAGCGTCGACAACGATTCAAGGCTCTATAAAGGCGGTAAAATCCACCTTTAAAAATCTCATCACAGGTCTTGCGGACGAAAAAGCAAACATCCATCAGCTTGTCGGCAACTTCACCGATAGCGTTATTACCGCCGGCAAAAACATCATTCCGAGGATCATTACGATCGTTAAAAATGTTGGTCCTGCTATTTCCGAGACGGTCTCTACACTGCTGCCACAGATCATCCCGGTAGCAACCGAGCTGATCAATCAGCTTGTCAACGCTATAACGCAAAACCTTAAACCTCTTATTCAGGCGGCAGTCACGATTGTTTCAACCCTTGCCAATGCCCTTACTGAGGATGACACAATAACATCAATAATTGATGCCACTCTCTATCTTGTGGACTCGATCGTCGGAATGCTCAAAAATCCTGAGCAGCTCCAAAAAATTATCAATGCCGCAATCCGTATAACTCTCGAAATCGCAAACGGACTGTTGCAGATGATGCCTCAGCTTGTTGAGGCGGGATTCCAGCTTATCAAGGGCTTGATTAAAGGCTTATGGGACAACCGAGCTCTTGTATGGTCTACAATCAAGCAGCTCGGCAAAACAATGCTTGACAATTTCAAGGCTTTTTTCGGAATCCACTCACCGTCGACTGTTTTTGCCGATATCGGTAAAAATCTTATCCTCGGCTTAATCCGTGGATTAAAAAATTCGCTGCATCTTGCGGTCAATTCCGTCAAAAATCTCGGAAGCTCCGTTGTAAATGCCTTGCGAGACAAGCTCGGAATACACTCTCCGTCTACGGTTTTTGACGAGATCGGCGTATTCAGCGGAAAAGGATTTATACAGGGCTTGACCCGCTCAATGCAAACGGTGCGTAAAAAATTCGGCGATCTTTTGCCGACGGACACTGACGGCAATGTAGGCGTCAGCATAAAAGCAGCTGCAAGGAAAAACCTTGACACGTTCGGCTCGGCGCTTGGTATATCTGCACCCTCAACATCAGGCAAGGTTTTTAACTTTAATATCAATATTTCCGTAAGTGGAGCTCCGGGAACAAACTCGGAACTTGAAAACACTGCTGAGGAATTGAGCAGACAAATTTACAACAATGTCAAGAGAAAATTGGAGGCGTTTGCGTAATGAACAAATTTATTTTCGGCGGATTTGATTCCCACGAGGACTGCAAATTGTACATAGAAAAGCGTCCGGCACCGGCAATCCCTCAAAGAGACACAACAAAAACACACGTCCCCGGACGCTCCGGGGACGTTATCCAAGATAACGGGTGCTTTTTAAACGTGACACGCACATATAAGGTCGGCTGTTCCGACATTGACGGCAATTTTGCTAATATTAAAAAAATGCTCGCTCAGATCGGATATCAAGAGTTAACAGACAGCTACGACCCTTTCTTTTACAGATTTGCCGCAGTCCTCAACGAAACATCTTTCGAAGAGGATCTGCTTAACGTAGGACACGCAAATTTGACTTTTGATTGTGAGCCGTACAAATATGACATCAGCGGAATAATCGCAAGATCGGTCTCTGCGAGCAGCTCCGCTATGACAACACTTAATAATCCATATGATTATCCTGCGCTCCCAAAGTTTTATATAACCGCATCTGCCGGGACTCTTCTAACAATAATGATCAACTCAAAAGCATACAGCTTTAAGATGCCGACCGCCTTCACAGAAGTAAATATTGACAGCCGTTCTGAGTCGTGCTATTCGGTGTCTCACAACCTTAATTCAGGATATAACTCGGACGACTGGCCCGAGCTAACTCCCGGAGAAAACAATATTTGCGTTCTGAATGCGAAGAGTGCGAAAGTCTATCCGTATTGGAGGACACTATGACACCGATTCTTTTATCCGACCCGGATACACGGGTCGCCTTTTTGAAAGATGCAATAAAATGTGAGGTCACGGAAGCAAGAAACGGCATTTATGAACTTGTGTTAGAGTACCCGGTCTCCGGAAAATACTTTAAGGACATCGCCGTTGAAAAGTACATCAAAGCAAAACCTAACATCAAAGGTAAATTCCAGTTATTCCGGATCTATTCGGTGTCTAAACCGATTCTCGGTACAGTCACCGTCAACGGAGAGCACATCTCATATAAGTTGTCACACTATCCGATTAAAACACTCGCCCCGTCAAAGACAACCGCCCTCGCAGCTATTGACAGGGTCTTGTCTGCGGCAAACGAAAACATAAACGGTCCGCATAAATTTTCCGCAGATTTCTGCAACATTACAACAGTCGCACAATTCGGCGCCGAATTGTGCTCGGCTCGTGCGGCTCTTGGTGGAATAAGAGGATCTGTGCTCGACTGCTTCGGCGGCGAATATGAGTTCGATAATTTCAAAGTTAAGCTCCATAAATCTCGCGGCGTCAATAAAGGCGTATCCATCAGATACGGCAAAAATATGACGGATATGAAGCTCACACTTTCGGTTGAAAATTCTTACACCGGTATTTTTCCGTATTTTACCGACAACGACAAGACAACAACCCTGACCGAGGGAACAATACACGTCGACAATCACAGCGGAATTGACGAAAGAATCCTGACAATGGATTTCACAAGCTATTTTGATGACGGAGAAGAGAAAAATGAAACAACTCTTCGCGCTCACGTCCTCGAATACCTCGAGAACAACGATATTAACGCTGTTGATGGATCTATGACCGTTTCGATGATTGATCTGTCAAAATCCGCACATTCCGGGTATGTAACTGTGTTTGAAACTGTCTCGCTCTGCGACACAGTCAAAGTCATCAACACTCTGATGGACGTTTCCGTCACGATGAAAGTTGTTAAAACCGTCTACGACGCAATCGGGGAAAAATACGTCTCGCTCGAGCTCGGCACACCCAGTTCAAACTTTGCAGATGTTATAAAGCAAACCCAGCGAACAGCCGATGAAGCATTAAAAAGAGCCTCTCAGGTGCCTGACACTTCGGCGCTCGAGCAGAAATTTCAGGACGAGCTTGACGATATGACAAAGAAGATTACCGGAGCCTCAGGCGGTCATGTTGTGCTCAATCCGTCAAAAAATCCGCAAGAGCTTCTTTTATTGTGTGACTCAGACAAGCTTGAAACGGTGCGAAAGCTGTACCGTTGGAACTCCGCCGGTCTTTCCTACTCTCCAAATGGATACAACGGTCCGTACACTGCGGCTTTTCTCGGAGACGACGGAAAGCTGATCATTAACAATGTGACAGCAAGAAGCATTTCGGCAAATTTGATAAAGTCGGATACCATTATGTCGGACAGTGGAGATCTGCTGATCAATTTGGTTAACAGCCAAGTTGTTAGCGGTGCGATATCCGAAACGAAAACTATACTTAGCTCAGGTCATTTGGATTTGTATTATGGCGGCAAGCATTCTGGCCGCATCGGTCAAACTGCAGATAATCACATTGCAATTGAGGGAACAAACCCAGACGACGGAAGCACAAAAATTACAGATCTTCACATCCTTGATGGAATTTTATACACGAATTCAAATCAAAGAAACTTATTTGCAGGTTTGGTTCACTGCCGAAAAGTTCAATATGCCAAAACGGCATACGAATTTCCGGCTTTTCTCAAAGTTGGAATTGGTTCAAGAGCTTCAAGCCCAACAATAGCTATGGAGCTTTGGCCTAATAGTACGGCCGGAACAGCAACAGCAAGAATCGATGTTTTTCAAAGAATGTTTAACGCAACGCACTCAGAACCTGATAGCGAGGGAAATCGAACTCTCAGTTGGAATGATTATTGCGATCTCGATGTTGCCTTTTCGAGACTCGGAATTGACGCATCAGGCAATAGAGCAATGACGACAAGAACGCTGAGAATAACTAACGAAGGATATGAATTTATAACAGGCAGAATACTCGTTAATGATATTGCGATTATTACAAAAACAAATAGTACTACCGGAAATTGTGCCGAGTATTATTCGTTAAAAGATAAATGTATCGGTATTGAAAACAATTTAAAGTCGCTTACAACGAACTACAACAATCTTGTAAAAGGATACAATGATCTTGTAAAAAAACATAATCAATTAGCAAAAGATTTTGCTTCATTAAAGAATAAAGTAAATACTTATCATCCATGACAGAAAGGAACGTAGCATCATGACTCTTGAAGAAAAGATATCATCAGTGAAAGCGGAAATTGACGAAACGGTTTCAAAAATTCAGCAGCTTGCTCAAATACAAGATCAACTGATCTCCCAGCAGAATAAGCTTGTTGGCAAGCTGGAGGCTCTCACCGAGCTTGCAGACGAACAGGCCGAAAAAGCTCAGCCGACGGAGGGTCAGGCAGATGAAAAAGACAATAATAATTAAACCTACGCACGAACTTGTTGAAAAAACTCAGCGTAACACCTTGCGCAGCAATGTCATCGGTGTCGTGGGCGAGAAAAACTCCACTATCCTGGAATTTGTCAAACCGTCAGATATCAACGGTGACAACATCGAAAATTACACAATGCGAGCTGTCCTTAACAACAAGTCTGGAAGTTACCTTGTTGACATCACCGGCACCGAGCTTGTTATCGGCCCTGATCTGACAACAGACACTGAGCTCACCCTCGCCGTCCAATTTCTAAAAGATGACAAGGTTAAATGGGAATCATTCCCGCTTAAGTTTACGCTGTTTCCGACGCTTGACTTCGGTAAAAACATTTTTACCGAGCTTGTGGAGGCGGCGTCAAAGCTGTTTGGGGAGGATCTGACGGGTGTCACAATCAGCGATATTGTTAAGCGGATCGCCGCCGCGAAATTGCTCAATGCCGGGGAAGTGACTGTTGACAAGACTTATGCAAATGACGTTGCAATAGGTCCTCCCGACGGTAAAAATGCCATATCTCAGGTCAATATAAAGGGTCTAAGCCCTCGCAGTATTGGAATTTCGTCGAATGGCTTTTATGGTACGGAAATCAATGTAGACCCCGACGCCGAAGCTGAATACTGGACGCAAATCTACGTCAATGTAAAGCCCTCATTGGTAGATTTGACCGTTACGCCTAAAGTCGAAGATGAAACATATTATGCGGCGAGTAGCGGAGATTTAAGTGCCGACGGAATACAGTCGGTTACAGTTAAAGCCGTCACAGCGGCAATAGACAGTAACATCAAGCCAGAAAACATTGTCGATGGCGTTACCATTTTAGGTGTCGCCGGATCGGCGGTTGTCGGAGATGCGGAAGAGTTAACCTATCTATTAAGCGGGCTTGAAAATATTTTTGAACAGGAGGCGGTTGTATGACGGATGATATTAAAACACGTTTAGACACCCTGATCGCAAACGTTAAAAAGGCAATCACAAACATACCAAAAAAAGTCTCTCAGCTTGAAAATGATTCGGGATTTCTCACGGAACACCAAAGTTTAACTGAATATGCAAAAAAGAGTGAGATTCCTACAATACCTACTAAGGTATCTGCGTTTGAAAACGATTCAGGCTATCTCACTGAACATCAGAGTTTAGTTGAGTATGCTAAGAAAACCGAGATTCCGACAGTTCCTACCAAGGTATCTGAACTTGAAAATGACTCAGGTTATCTTACTGAACATCAGAGTCTGGTTGAGTATGCTAAGAAAACCGAGATTCCAACTAAAGTCTCTCAGCTTAATAACGACTCGGGTTATCTCACTGAACATCAGAGTTTAGTTGACTATGCTAAGAAAACCGAGATTCCGACAGTTCCTACCAAGGTATCTGAACTTGAAAATGACTCAGGCTATCTTACTGAACATCAGAGTCTGGTTGAGTATGCTAAGAAAACCGAGATTCTTGAAAGTTTAGCCGAATATGCTAAAAAATCCGAAGTTCCTACTATTCCAGAATCACTTAAAAATCCTAATGCTTTAACAATTAAAGTAGGTGACACAACCACGACCTATGACGGTTCGGAAGCTAAAACGGTCGATGTCAGTACAGGAGAGTCCATTCCTTCATATTGGCTCACGAACTTACAAACAAAAACAGACGAAATTCATGAAGTAATGGAAGCGGCCGGTCGTAATAAATCTGCGTTTTTGTTTTACACAGATGCACATTGGGATTATGGCGCAAAAAAAGCACCAATGCTTTTAAAGTATTTATATAATAATACTCCGATAAATAAGACAGTATTTGGTGGCGATATTGTAAATTCCGAAGGCACTGACAGAGATGTTATGAAGTATTTATGGGAGTGGAGAAAACAGGTTAGGGAATTGCCGAACCATCATAGCGTCGTGGGTAATCATGACGACGGAGCTGCTACAAACAACTTGTTCTCGACCGATTATATATATTCTTTCTTGTTAGCTGCTGAAGAAACCCCGAACATAGTACAAGGCGGAGACATGTATTACTACATTGACGAGCCTTGCGAGAAAACAAGATATTTATACTTAGATACCGCTTATATAGGTATTAATAATAATAGTAGTCAGACAACGTTTATAAAGGAAGCATTAAAAACAGCTCCCAATAATTGGCATATTGTGGCAATATCACATATATGGTACGAACCTGATTATGACCAATATAACGTTAAACCTATTCCTATAAAAGGCTATGGTGTAGGAGTAAAAGAACTTGTCAATTTGTTCGACAATTATAATGCAAGACAAGGCGAGTTTTCAAGCTGTACGGCAAAGGTCGAATTTTGCATAGGTGGACACTGTCATAGAGACTATACAGGTCGCACCACCGGCGGTATACCGATTATTCTTTGCGAAACTGACAGTCATCATAATCGAAGCGGATTAACCGATACAGTCGGCACCACTACCGAAAGTTCCGTGAATGCTATTATTGCCAATTATTCAACAGAAAAAATAAATGTGATTCGTATCGGTAGAGGCGAGAACTTTGAAGTTCCTCTACATGCTTCCGTTACGCCTCCAGCTTCTTATACTAACTTAATATCAACCTCCATTGATACAAGCGGAAATGTTTACAATAATTCTGGTTACAAAGCTGGCACCTATATAAATAATTCGGATGGAGTAACAGAAGTTGCTAATCCGGGCTATTGGTGTACAGGATTAATTCCCGTCACAAAAGGTGACGTCGTTCGGATTAAATATGTTTTTAACAAATCGACCTATAATGACCCGAATAATCATTATTACAGCCACTTATGTTTTTATAATGCGGACAAATCGTTCAATAGATTTAAGTATCTCGACGATTTCCTGAATAATTTTATTTCTGGAGATTACGAATGGTCGGGAACAAACTTCGAAGGAACTCTTACGTTTACGTTTGATGGCACTTCGTCCATGTTCAATAACGCAAAATACATAAGAGTGTCCAGTGCATATTTAGGTAACAGTGCAAACGTGCAAACCAGTATTGAAAATGCAGTTATAACTATTAATGAAGAAATAAGTTAAAAAAATGGCGAACCATATTTAATTAAGGAGGAATCATAGCATGACACCAACAGGAAACAGACTTATTGACGCAATCATATACGTTGCAGGCTCGGCGATCGCATTCAACGTGATTTTGCCGATTTGTGCCGTAATTCTTAAAGCCCTTGGGCTGATGTGAGGTGCGGCATGGAGGGAATCATCGCAGCAATCATCACAGGGTTCTTGTCACTCATTGGAGTAGTTATAAGTAATCGCTCTTGTAAATCTCAAATGACAGCGGAAATGTCAAAAGAACTCGAAAAAAATCAGGCAGTGACAGATACCAAGCTCGAAGAGCTTACAAGAGAAGTTCGTGAACACAATAATTTTGCGAAACGAGTTCCAATTCTTGAGGAAAAAGAAAAAGTTTCAGCTCACAGAATTGCAGACTTGGAACGCATTATTGAAAAACAAATTTAAAGGAGGAATTTGTATGAAAAAATTAAATCTGAAGGGAGTAACGGCACAGACATGGGCGAGAACAATAGTTCTTCTGCTTGCTCTTATCAGTCAGCTTCTTGTTGTTGTTGGTAAAAGAAGCGAAGCTATTGATGTAGACCAGTGGCAGGAGTATGTTACATACGCCCTCACCGTAATCGGCTCCATCTGGGCGTGGTGGAAGAACAACAGCTTTACCGACAAGGCACAGGACGCTGATAACGTTTTGAATGGAGGCAATGACAATGGCTAAAAAGGTATATTTATCTCCAAGTTGTCAGTATGACAACGCATACGCCTATGGCAACACAACGGAGGGTGTACAGTGCGTAAAAATTGCAAATGCTTGCAAAACTGCACTCGAAAGATGCGGCATATCTGTTAAATTGCCCTCTGACAATTATCTTGTTAATCGTTGTGCGAAATCGGATAAGTGGGGAGCAGATCTCCATGTACCGATCCATACCAACGCCTACAATCATAAGACAACCGGCACGAGGGTTTATTACTATGGCGGCAGCAAAAACGGATATAACGCGGCAAAAGCAATTTTTAATGTCCTTGCACCGTTTACGCCCGGCACAAGCGAGAGTGTATCAGCAAACAATAGCTTGCTTGAGGTTAATACGCCAAATGCTCCGACTGCATATGTCGAGGTAGATTTCCACGATGTCTCATCTGTCGCAAAGTGGATTATTGCCAATACAACGGCGATTGGCGAGAAGATCGCACAGGGAATTTGTAATTATTTTGATGTTGCATACAAAGCAACATCAGCAAAGCCGTCAACAGCTGTCACAAAGCCGACATCAAAGACTGTAAAGGTTGACGCTCCGAGCCTTAACGACTATCTCAAAGAGGGTGACAAGAGCCTTGCTGTCTACTCATACAAGCAGCTTCTTGCGCTCCTCAAGAAAAAGGGTATAATCTCGCAGGGCGTAGACAATAACGAGATCTTCGGCGCAGGCACCCGAACCGCCACAAAGCAGGTACAAAAAGCCGCAGGCATTACCACCGACGGTCTCGCCGGTCCGAAGACAATCAGAGCTTGCTATGTACTTGCGGCGAAGTAAGGCTTTTCAAGATTATTCCGCCCGTTGAAATTATCACGGGCGGAAATCTACGAATGAAATATTGAAAATTGTTAATATTTGCAATTGTTTTAATGTTGACTTTTCATTATATTCTGAGTATAATTTACCGAGCGTATATTGACTTTTATTTCTTTATATGTTAAAATTCGCTTGTAAACATGTATAGATGCAACCCAAAATTACTATAATATATTATGTCTAAATAATATGGAGAAAATAATGGACGATGAATATGTACTTGAAAAGTTTCCAGCTTTTTTAAAACAAAAAATTCAAAGTGGTGATGTTGTTCTTCCAACTAATACTAAGTTTGAATATGATAAAATTTTAGCTTATAGATGCATTGCTAGAGAAGACGGCGATTGTACAAAAGTTAATAGAAAAGATATGAGATCTTATTATGAATTGGGTAAGATTCCGAGGGGAGTAGATCGCAATTCACCGACTTGGTATGCTGCTTCTTTAAATAAAAATAAGAGAGATTTGGAAAATGTGATGCATTTTCCTAGACCTAAAAAGAGGATTGCAAAGGGATATGTATATCAAGAGGGAGGCCCACAAGAAAGTGAAGAAGGAAATCATATAAATTGGTGGTTATATTCTTGCGCTAGTTTTGATGAATTTGTAATATTGGAGGGATAAATGTGAATAAAAAGTTATGCTTTATTATAGATGGTAACAGGTTGTTCTTGGAAAAAGTGTTAGTGTCTTTTAATGGATTTCCGATTTATTTCTTATGTGTAGATAAAAAAGACAAGTATTTCATAGCTCTTTGTTCTGATATGGATAAGATGGAATATATGATTGTTGAGCAACCAATATACAATATTTGGAAAATGGTTACCGGAAGAATTTGCATGAGAGATTTGATGACTGATTGTGACTTCTTTTGGGAAGTGATAACTCAAGGTGAAATAAGTGAAGATATAGTAAAAAAAGTTGAGCGTAAAGGAATGGATTTATCTGTTTTACCTGATAGCGGTGCAAAATATAGAATTGCGGAGGACGATCGTGCATATTTTGATGAGTTTACTTCAAAAGTGTTAGAAAAGTTGCCATTCGATGATATTGATACATTAGCTATAGAAACAGAAAATTCAACCATATGTGTACGGTATGATTCTGTTGACGAAAAGCAGTATACTAATTTGGGAGTTTCAAAAGTTGATTTAAATATTGAAAAAGAAATTAAAAATGAACACTTTCCCAATGCAAAAATAGAATATATAGTTTCAAATGAAACATACAATGAAAAGAAAAGAATAGATACAAAAGAGAATAATTACAAAATTTACCCTTTTAATTATGCAGCGTGA